AGACTATCCCCGGCCTTGCCACCGGAGCGGGCATTATTCCCCGCCGAAGCGGGGCGGCTCTGCTATAAGCTTACTTCCACTCGATGCCGTGATGGTCTAGAAATTCCTCCGGGCTGTGGTGCACCCTGGTGTCGCCCTCCTCGATGTCTTTCGCAAAAGCCCGGACCACCAAGTCTAAGTCTTTAACCAGATACACATCCCCTGCCGCTTTCTCCGGGTCATCGGTAAAAGTTCCGGAATTTGCTCTTTTCCTAGCCTCTTCCATAATTTTTTCGTAAGTCATCGTTTTCCCTCCTTTTCTTTATACTTTTCGATGTATTCAACAATCATCGCGCGGACAACGGCAGACATTACCTGGTTTTTGGGGAGACCGGGGTTTTGTTTTTCGGCAACTTGCCGGAATTGCTCTTTAAGTTCGGTGTCGATCCGGATCTGGATGTAGTCTTTCATGGTCGCCCTTCCGTTTCTGCATAAAATCTGCTTAAAATCTCGTTCGCGTCATCGATGACCGCCAACACATACGCATCTGTAATCCGAGCCTCTCGGTCGCTGTCTATACAGTAATCCGCAGCAACGTTTCCGCTGCCGGTGATGAGCACAAACCTATTCCCGTATTCGTGTGCTCTTCCAAGGGCGTCTGCCATGGATGACGCAAGGGCGTTTTCAATCTCTCCATCACTATATCCCAACCAGTAGAGGCAATCGGTATCAACCCTAACTCCACACGTCCCTCCAGCGGTTTCCTTAGTGGTGTAGTAGCAAGAACGATCATACTCTAAGTCCCATTCGTAAGAATCTCGGCAACAATCGCCCGCCTTGTAATCCTCGTCTCCCTTGCAAGCCCGAACCGCGAACCATTGCCTGCCTTCGTTGTGCTTGTTAAGGATTATTTCTATTAGCTTTTTCATTTCCAGCACCTCCGGTTCTTTATCTTGTCTTAATCATATAACAACGCACCTACATTGTCAATACCTTTTCAAAAATAAACACCCCCGTCAAGCAGGGCGGGAAAAAGATTAAATTTTCAAACAATTGGAGGTGAGGCGGTTATGTCGCTCACAGACAAGCAAAAGCGATTTGTGGAGGAGTACCTTGTAGACCTCAACGCAACCCAGGCCGCCCGCCGAGCAGGATATAGCGAAAAGACGGCACGCTCTCAAGGGCAGAGGCTGTTGACAAATGTTGACATACAAAAGGCTCTAGCCTACCGCCAAGCAACCTACGCCAAACGCGTCGAGTGGACCGTGGAGGAGATTTTGACCGACTTACGTGTCATAGCTACCAACCCATACAACCGCCTCCCAGACCGCCTCAAAGCGTACGAGCTAGGCGGCAAGCACCTGGGCATGTTTACGGACAAGTTAGACGTAACCTCGGATGGCGGCCCCTTCAAAATCACGGTCGAAGTGATAGACGATGACTGAGCTGAAACTCACCATCACCCCCCTGCAAAAGAAATTCATCCAGTCGACGGCCTACATCACTCTCTTCGGCGGCGCAGCGGGTGGGGGCAAGTCTTACGGCCTGCTCCTCAAGTACTTCTTATATTGTTGCGAGTACCCCGGCGCAAAGTGTCTCCTGCTCCGCAAAACCTTCCCGGAACTCAAGCGTTCCCTCATCCTCACTAGCTTAGAGCTTATCCCCCGTGTTCTCGGCAAATACAACGATAGCGAGCACGTATGGCGGTTCAACAACGGTTCCCGGCTAGAGTTCGGGTACTGCGAGCGCGAAACGGACGTAACCAAGTATCAGTCAGCCGAGTACGACCGGATCGGCTTTGACGAGAGCACTCACTTTACCGAGTATCAATTCCGCTACATGCTCAGCCGCAACCGGGGCGCAAACGACCTCCCGAAAGGGATGGATTTGGCCTCAAATCCCGGCAACGTCGGCCATGCATGGCACAAGTCAATATTTATTGACCCCCACCCACCGTTTACTGAGTGGGAGGATGAGTATGGTCTGACCTATACGTTTATACCCGCCAAAGTCCAAGATAACCCTTACTTGATGGCCAAAGACCCGGCATATATCCAACGCCTGCAACAGCTTCCAGATGATGAGCGGCGTGCACTGATGGACGGTGATTGGGACGTATTCGCCGGTCAGTACTTTTCCTGCTGGCGGCGGGACACGCACGTAGTTACTCCGTTTGAGATACCGGACCATTGGCGGCGGTTTCGGTCGCTGGACTATGGTTTAGACATGACCGCTTGTTATTGGTGGGCGGTAGACCAGTCTGGGCGGTGTTATCTGTATCGGGAGCTATACCAACCAGACCTTAACCTTTCGCAAGCGGCGCGGAAAATCGTCGAGATGACCCCGCCCGATGAGGAGATAGCCTATACCGTAGCCAGCCCAGACCTGTGGAACCGGCGACAAGACAGCGGCATAGCGGGCGCGGAAACGTTTTACGCCAACGGGATGACCGGGCTAATCAAAGCCGACCATCGGCGAGTGCCAGGATGGTTGCAACTTCGGGAGTTCCTAGAGCCGTACACCAACGAGCACGGGGGGACGGACGCATACCTCAAAGTCTTCTCAACCTGCACTAACTTCATTCGTACCCTTCCCGCGCTGGTACACGACGACAAAAACCCAAACGACGTTTCCGATGCTTGCGAGGACCACGCCCCAGAGTCGGTACGGTATGGCGTGATGAGCAGACCACGGCCAAACAAGACGACCAAAACCGCACTCGACAAGCTAGAGGCGCGGTTCGGCAAAGGCACGCCGGAATACGAGATATACAGCCAAATCGTTAGTACCGAAGGCGGCGACAAAGAAGTCGATGCCACAAGTCTATTATAGGAGGGATTAGATGTTACCTTACGTGTTAGCAGTTATCTTACTTGTTTTTGTCCTGGCAGCCATGTACTGCGTCCATATCTGGACCCAAACCCTACTCTCTATCATCATCGACCTGACCGACCGAGCGCATGCGGAGCGGCAGAACCTACTTAACCGTATCCAAACCGGCAGCGCGGAAAAAGCGAGAGTGCTCGAAAAACCGCCCGAACCTCCCCCAACAAATGCACCAATCCGGGCGACGCTCGGCACCGCAGACATCGGAATTATCCCCGAAAAGGAGTAGCGCATGACAATATACGAGCGACTTATCAACGCATACGGTAAGGAGATTACCCGCACGGTCGAGATTACCGGAACGATAGCAGACCGGATTGTCAAATTAGACCAAGAGGGTTGGAAAATAGTCAAAATCGTACAAACCCCAAGCTAGAGGTGGTGATGAAATGGAAAATGCACTTGAAAAGCTCCAACAATGCGCGGAGGAAGCCGAAAACTCCACCCGAATATTGAGGTGGCGTAGGAACCAAGAGATGATTCGCGGAAACCAGCTACTCTATATTGATGAGCAGCGCAAAAAGCTCTATATCTTGAAAGACGGCCTCCGTATCCCAGGCGTTGGCACCATCACCGGCGCGGATGACCACCCCGTAGACAACCATATTATCACCATCGTCAATGGCGCAAGAGCCAAAGCACTAACAAACCCAATCAAGTTGGAGGTTCGCCCGTCAACCAGCGAAGACGAGGACAAAGAGGCGGCCAAACTATGCACTTACTTACTCCAGTATTACCAAGACACACTTAAGTTAGACCGGCAATCGGACGGCATATCAAAGCGCGAAGAGGTGGTTGACTGGCTGTTTCCGGCAGGCGTGGCATTCCTTAAAACCTACTGGGACGCGGAAAAGGGCGATTATGTGATGATGGACGGGCAACCAGCCATACACCCACAAACCAAGAAACAAATCCGTCAAGGTGATGTACAGTGTCGTTGTGTAGCTCCCCAGGCCATGCTTATCCCTCCCGGGGCATCGAAAATGGCTGACCTGCTCTGGATTGGCGAAAAAATCGCTATGCCGGCCGAGGATATACGCAAAAAATACGGCGTCGAAGTGCCGGAAGAGGACAACATTGAGGACATCAACCAACTCCGTACAGTCAGTGCCATGGGCGAAGCGGAAAACCTCAAACTAAAAGGGCATGCCGTTGTCTACGAGCTATACTTCCGGCCAAGCGACGACTACCCACAAGGGCGGCTTATCATCGGGACGAAAGAAAAGCTGTTTTTTGACGGACCCTGGGACAAGAAGCTGATGGCCACCCCCGAATACGCCGACACCGACTGGCACCCCTATACCGTATTCCCTTACATCCGCAACGCAGGTGACTTCTGGCCGCGAACGCTGATTGACTACCTTTTCCCGCAACAAGTCACCCTTAACAAACTGTGGAAAACTTACTTAGAGAGCAAGAAAAACACTACCGGCTGGTTCTTGGAACCGGAAGGCACCGACTGGTCGAAGTCAAGTCTAACCAAAGACACCGGAGGGATTCCGCGAGTGGTCTACCATGGAGGCATGAACCCACCGCAGTACATACCTCCCCCGGTCGGCAGCCAAGACCTATTGAACGTGATTCAACTCGTTATCCAGCGGATGAACGACATCTCGTCTTTCTACGAGGTGACACGCGGCAACACCGACCCCAGCGTGACAAGCGGCAAACAAGCCGAAGTGCTGCAACAAGCCAGCCACACACAAGCCGGACCGCTCCTGGACAGTCAGGTTAACGGCTTTATCAACGTCGGAAAACGTATCCTCCACCTTTGCGCGGTGCACTACGAGGATGACGGGCGGTCACTCCGCATTGTCGGTAAGGACAACGAGAACATCGTGTTTGACCTCACCCCCGACCGCATCCAAAGCGACGACGTAACAATAGCGGGCGGCAATGCATTCTACCTTACCCCGGACGCCAAACGGCAGGAGATTCAAAGCC